GAACGTCAGGCGCTCCATGGTGCAAAGATCAGTTTTTGAGGAAAAACCCTCTCACCGCTTCGGTCTGGCTTTGCCAGCGCCTTGCGGAGCTCCCCCGAAGGGGGAGCTTGAAATCAATGAAAGAAAGGATAATGACTATGAACAACTTCAACATTCAGCTGTTTGCCGAAACTCCCCTGAACTCCACCACCACCATGACCCCGGAGATGAAGACCTTCTACGAGAAGCGCCTCATCGACCAGGCAGAGCCCCGGCTGGTGCATGACCAGTTTGCGGATTACTATCCTGTGCCCCAGAACGGCGGCAAGACCATCGAGTTCCGCAAGTACGACAGCCTGCCCAAGGCCAGCACCCCGCTGACCGAGGGTGTTACCCCCAACGGTCAGGCCCTGAACGTGACCAGCATCACCAGCGACCTGCACCAGTACGGCGGCTGGACCCCGCTGACCGATGTGCTGCAGATGACCGCCATCGACAACAATGTGGTGCAGGCTACCCGTGTACTGGCAAGTCAGGCAGGCCGCACCATGGACAGCATCACCCGCGATGTGCTGGCGGGCGGCACCAATGTCATCTACGCCCCCAAGCTTGGCGCAGACGGCACCGAGACCGCCGTTACCAGCCGCAAGGCGCTGGACAAGAGCTGCACCCTGACCCCGAAGCTGTTCTTTCAGGCAGCAGCGCAGCTGGGCGCAATGAACGCTGACCCCATCGGTGACAGTTACGTTGCCATCATCCACCCCTATGCAGCTTACGACCTCAAGACCTGCAAGGAGTTCATGGAGGTGCACAAGTACGCCGACCCCGACACCATGTTCCGCGGCGAGATCGGCAAGCTGGGCAACATCCGCTTTATCGAGACCAGCGAGGCCAAGATCTGGAAGGATG